ATATACATTATTTTCTATATGTGTATATTCAAATTTACTAAAATATTCGCCTAAATAATTTGAATTGCCATAATACTCACGAAAATGATATTTAAACCACGCAGTACCAGTCCTGGGAAAACCAATCAATGTATAGTTTTTCATTTAATTTTACTAAAGTTTTTTTCTTTATGAAATTCAATCTTGTCGTCAAATTTGCCATCAAGAATATCTCCTTTGTGCGATATCACAAATATATTACTATCATCTGGTAGTGTATGAAGTATCTTAAATAGATTCTCTACACCATCATAGTCAAGACTTGAATCAAATGTTTCATCAAGTATCAATAAATTTGTTGATACAGAGTTTTTCATTTTGGCAATTTGACGCCAAGTAAACAATAAAGAAAGGTCGATTCTTTGTTTCTCACCTTCAGAGAATGAGTCGTAACTAAAATCATCTCTATGTCTTGAACGAATAGTTTCTTTAAACGATTCGTCTAGGTCAAAGTGTACAAAGAAGTCTAATACTTGAAGATACTGGTTAGTCAATTTATTAATGACTGGAAGATATTGTTTGATAATTTTCGTCTTTATACCAGTATCTTTAAGTAACTCGCCGATAACTTGATTGTAAGAATACATATCGAAGATATTCAGTTTATCTTCAGTCGTCTTATCTTTATCCTTATTCAAGGTATCTAAATCTGTTCGAGCCTGCTGTAAGTCTGCAATCGCAGTACTTGACAGGTCCTTATCAATTTCTGTTATTTCTTTTTGCAGAGTCTTTATCATCTTATTGTTTGAGTTGATAGTACTCTGATTGTTTCTCATTTCTGTTAGGTGAACGTTAACACCCTCGATTGTATCGCCAATACTCTTTTCTTGTTCCGTAGCATTGTCGTACGCCGTTTGGAATTCCTTTGCCTTATCTTTGGCGTTAGTAATTTTTTCATCTCTTAACTCCTGACTTATATCTTGAGAACAGGTAGGACATTGTTCGTTCTCTTCATAGAACTTTGTGTCCTTGGCCAATGTTTTCATTTGTGTTTTAAATTGGTGTGTGTAAGATAATAATGTTTGTCTTTTGTCTTGTAGTTTTTGTAATTCATCTTGTAGTTCTGGTAGTTTCGTTTCGATTATTTCTGATAGTTTTATATTTTCGTCTTGTAGTGTTTCTACTTCTGTTTGTTTATTCTTCTTGGTATTTTCTTTTGATTTAATATTCTGTTCAGTAAGTATCTGTACGTCTTTGATATACTTGTTCTGTGTGTCTATCTTTGCCTTGATAATCTCTATCTTATTCGTTAATTCGTTTAATTCGTTCTTGAGTGCAGACTGTTTTTCTTTCAGTAGTACATTCATTTTAGAGAATACATTAATGTCTAGTAAGTCCTCTATTACGAACTTTCGGTCTGTGTTGGATAGTTGCATGAAAGGAATGAAAGAACTACTACCCAACACGACCACCTGATGAAAGGATTTATGATTTAGTTTCAAGATGTTTTGTTCTAAAATCTTTTGATAGTCTTTGGCGTGAGAAGATTGATTGATTAGTGTACCAGATTTCCATATCTCAAACAGATTAGGGTTGATACCTCGTACTACTCTATAAGTAGACGAACCGATACTAAACTCTGCTTCAACAACACAATCTTTTCTATTAATAGAGTTTATTATCTGTTTCTTCTGTATGTTTCTGTGAGGTTTACCAAAGAGTGCAAATGATAGTGCATCTAACATAGTAGATTTACCTGCACCATTTTGTCCGACTACGAGTGTTGTCTTACTCTTTGTAAAATCTATCTCGGTGAAACTATTACCAGTTGACAAAAAGTTTTTATACTTAATTGACTTGAAAATTATCATAATGAAATTATACTAGTTTTGTTCGCAAAAGTCAAGAAGTTATTAGGCAAATTCTAATGATTGTGCCTCGTTCATCAGTTCTCTCATCTCTGACTTGATTCTTTCTTTGTCAAGTTCGGTGTTAACATTATCAATGTACTCATCAACTAACTTGAATGTATCGTCTAGTGTGATACCCTCATCATCAACATTACTACCAAGAAACTCACTAAAGTTTTCTGCAATCTTCAGTTCGTGTATCTTTTCATTCTGTATTCTATCAATGAATCTATCAAAGATAAATCCGTCTGACTTGTTAACTACGACAACCATAACAAACTTATTTCTCAATATAGATGTATCAAAGTCTACATAATCTTGTTTCTTATCATCATAGTATATCTTGTGATACAGAGTGTGTGGATTGAGAATCTTTTCTATCTCTCTTGTTTCTGTATCTAGTATATGAAAGTATTTTGGGTCGTGTGCATCATTCCAGTTGAATTCCATTTGAGTACCAAGATACCATATATTATCTCTACGAGATGAACAATGATAGTGGCCTGTTAACACTAACTCAAACCTTTTGAATAGTTTAGGGTCCATACCATCATGCGATACAACACCACGAAGTACTTCAAAACCGTTCAGTTCTAAATGTCCACCTAACCAATCTGCTTCACAAGTCTTAACAAACTCTATTGATTGTTCATAATTCTCTGGACATATCCATGGTAACATTGCTATTTTAAGTGAACCATATTCTTTGACTTCTGGTTCCATAATGATATTGACTTCGTCCATATAATGACCAAGACATTCTTTGAGTGAGTTCAAGTCGTTTGTGTTCTTGTAATACACATCATGATTGCCTGGAATAATATCCATAGTCATTTTTCTTTCTCTTAATATGTTGAGAAAGTTTTTTCTGTTGTGTGTTAATGCACGAAAGTTAACAAATTTTCTGTGGTCATAATAATCACCAAGATGTATTATGTGTGTAATACCTTCTTCTTCGCATTTAGGAAAGAATACTTTTTCATAGAATTCTTCTGCATTATCCAAATAGATTTCAGAAGCATTACGAACACCACAATGAGTGTCGTTAAGTATCGCAATTTTCATTATAAAAACTCACTTAAATCAGAGTCGGCATGTACCGTTCTTTTCTTTCTTGTTTTCTTTTCTTTGACTATGTAATCTTTTAGTGCCTTGTCAGTTTCTTTTACTCTATCTATACGAGATTGTAACATATTTACATAGTGTGTTAATGCCTGTGAACTCTGTGTGTCGGCATCCATACTTTCTGCAATGAACTCTTCAACACCAGACTCTGCAAGAAACTTGAACTTAACATCTTGTTGTTTCTTTTCTTTTGCAATTCTTCTTAAGAAAGCATACCATATTATCTGTGTGAAATATGCAAATGCATTAGGATTACCTGTACGAGTGGCCGCATCTATGTCATAATTCATAATTGCTTTTAGACAGTTTTCTACACCGTCCATAACCATTTCTTCACGATAAGTATAACCTACAAAGTTTGCTTTGTGTGATAGACCCTCTGCAATTCTCATAAAGCACATTGCAATATAATCTGGAACAATAGGTGCTTGATTGCTTCTATTCTTTTTTGAGTCGTGTACTAGTTTTACATAATCAACGACTGCTTGTGAGAAGTCTTTGTTGTTTACATAGTGTGCGTGGTGTTTGTTTCTTCGCATAACGAATTCCTTTGTTATATCAATACATTATATAAGATTTGATGTTAAAAGTAAATAGATTTTTTTTTTTAATTTTTTTTAAAAAAACTATTGACTTTTTAGAAAAACCTTGTATAATAAAGATGTCCTTTTGAGGTTGGGTGGTATACCTAGTGAATCGTTCCTTTTGGTTTCCTAAATGAAACAATATTGGACATCTTTTCTTCTGCAGAATCTTGACTGTTTCTAAAATCCATATTATATTGTTCATCAATTAAACTTTCAAATAAATTAGAATTGTTTCTCATAATCTCTTCTGCGGCCTTTTTCTCTGCTAATCTATGACCATCACTCTTGACCATCTTATGTTTACCATCCATTAAATCTTCTGCAATCATTTGTAATGTTTCTAAATAAAGAGATTTTAAATCATCTGATGGTTCAATCTGACAAACTACATGTAAAGGATTTAACATATATAATAAATTCATATTATCAAAAAAGGACATCCAAGGTCTTAAAGAATAATATTTTGTACCAG